GTTGGGTCTATCGTGCCAGACGCAGATGCCGAGGCAGGTCGTGCCTTTGTCGAGCAATGTATGCGTATTCAACCGAAGTGGGCCACTGGCCTACCATTGAACTGTGAAAGCAAGATGGGAAAAAGCTATGGCGGATGAACCACACGCAGTCGTGCGGCTGCTAGTCAAGCGGATGGAGAGCCATCCCGAAGAGTTTAGGAGGGATTCCGAGACTTTTCATGCCCGTTGGTATGACTATGTGGAAGGTATAAAAGCCTACGGGAGCGAAACCGACAATGTTACGATTACCGCAAAGCTGCGGGACATCCGGCTGGCGGAAATCCATGAGCATGTAATGGACGAGCTACTCACCGGCCCCGAACGCCGCCGCAAGCAAGCGGAAGAAGCCGAGTATGAGCGTAGCCTTTACGCAAGCCAGCTAGGTCGAGCGCAATCTCAAACTATAGAATTGCAGGGTAGCGGTGTGGGCATACCCGTTGTCAATGGCGGCACCACCACCACTCTAGCCAGATACCCCACGTCTACCGATATGGAAAATAACGGGGTTGTAAGCGCACTGAAGAAATTAATTAGTACGTAAGAAAGGATAAGGACATGGATTGGTTACTGACTTTTATTTTTATCGGACTGTTCGTTCTTGGATATCTGGTGGCGTTGATACGCACCTTTGCATCCACCGAAGGCATCAAGCGTGAGAACGAGCGGCTCAATGCTGAACTGCACAAGCTTACGGACCGCGACAGCCGTGGCAGGTTCAAAGGTGGTAAGTAGTGCCTAAAAAAGTATGGACGCCTGAGAAGGACGCGAAGCTGCTGGGCCTATTCAACTATGGCCTAAGGCCAGCGTACATAGCAGAACAAATGGGGCTAACGACTGCTTCCGTGGAATGCCGATACAGAAAACTAAAGAAAGCGAAAGCAAATGACTGAAGAAAAGAAACCGAGCCTAATGATCGCCACCCCCATGTACGGGGGCATGTGCACAGGTAACTACGTACAGGGCTTGCTCTTTACGATAGCTAAGATGCGCGAGGTCGGTGTCAACGTGGCATGGTGCCAGATTATGAACGAGAGCCTTATCACACGGGCACGTAATGAACTGGCACGGATATTCCTTGAGAGTGACCACGACTACCTGATGTTCATCGACGCTGACATTGGCTTCGACCAAGAGGCTGTTGCACACCTGATGCTGGCCGATAAGGATATCGTATGTGGTATCTACCCGAAGAAGGAAGTGAACTGGGATAGCGTCAACCGCGCTGCCCTTGATGGTAAGACTGATCTTGCAAACTATGCCGGAGCCTTTGTGTTTAACATGGTAGGCACAGGACATGCAGAGTCCGACGAGACAGGCTGCATCGAAGTGCGGCATGGCGGCACAGGCTTCATGCTCATCAAGCGGGGGGTATTCGAGGAGTTGATACCTCATGTGCCGACCTATCGTGTGTCATCGTTCCAAGACCCAGAGACAGGCGAGTACCAGAAGCCGTTAACTCATGAGTTTTTCGCTACCAGCATCGACGAGAGCGGTGCATTGCTAAGCGAAGATTACCATTTTTGTGAACTGTGGCGTAACCACGGTGGCAAAATACACGCCCACCCGTTCATCAAGTTACACCACGTAGGCACGTATGTGTTCGGTGGTGACCTCTTGCAGAGTGGTGGCAATCTTAAATAAGGAGCAAATGAAATGAGAAAAATTAACCTACCTAAATACTACCCGTCCAAGTACAAAACTAAGGCCGAAGCGGTCTTGGACATGCTCAAAGGCGGTGAGACTGTGAAGCAGATTAAAGACCGCATGGCAGTCAGCGACAGCTATATCTACTCGATGAAGAAGCAACTGAAGAAGCTGCTGAAGGAGGGAACATTCACCCCCGAAGAAGTAGGCGTCTCCGAGGAGGCATTTATCGAAGCGGCAGTCGCAGCTTCGCAGGGTAAGGATAAGCCCATGCCCAAACCCGAACCGGAAGTCAGTGGAGTGGGTAAGGTCTTAGATGCAAGAGCGGAACAGTACGGTTCGTTCATGCAGTCTTCGGATACGGTTATCAGGATTAAGGGCATCATGCACAATGCGGTTGCCCGTAACGCAGTACACCTATACCCCGACCAGTTACAGGCATTGGACATGATTGCCACTAAGATAAGTCGCATCGTGCATGGTAACCCAAACCACCTAGATAGCTGGATTGATATAGCCGGATATGCTACGTTAGTGGCTGACCGTATCCAAGGGAAAATCAGGTAACATGACAGCGTGGTCCTACAGCAGTATCAAGACTTTCGAGCAATGTCCAAAGAAGTACTTTCACCTCAAGGTGGTCAAAGACGTTAAGGATGAGGCTGGACCCGCTGCGCAATATGGGACCGATTTCCACGAAGCTGCCGAGTTGTTTATCAAGGATGGCACACCGATCCCGCCTAAGTTCAAACAGTATGCTAGCGTAGTGGAAGCGCTAGCAAACTTCCCCGGCCAGAAGCACACTGAGCTTAAGTTGGGTGTCCGCAAGACGGGCACTGGCTACGAACCATGCGGCTTCTTCGACAAGGACGTATGGTGGCGTGGCATCGTGGACTTGCTGATTGTGAACGGCGAAGCCGCCCACATGGTAGACTACAAGACCGGAAAGAACGCCAAATATGCCGACATGAAGCAGCTTGACCTTATGGCGGGTGCCATCTTCGTGCACTACCCACAGGTGAAGAAGATTAAGTCTGGCTTGGCCTACGTGGTCAGCAACGAGTTCCCCAAGAAAGTTCACGCTGCTTTGCAGCGTGATGAATATATGTCTGTGTTTGACAAGCAGTTAGACCAGCTTGAGGCAGCGATGGACAACGGTGTCTGGAACCCTAAATCTGGGCCTTTGTGTGGTTGGTGTCCTGTGGTAAAGTGCGAACATCATCGCCCACGGAGGTAATCATGCCCTACAAGAACAAAGCAGACCGCAAGTACGAGAACGCTACCAAGTACGAAGCTAGCCCCGAACAGAAAAAGAACCGCGCTGCGCGCAACGCCGCACGTGCCAAGCTCATGAAAGAGGGCAAGGTCAGCAAGGGTGACGGTAAGGATGTCTCTCACAAGGTGGCTTTCGACAAGGGCGGCAGCAACAAGCAGGGTGTGCGCGTCGAGAGCGCCTCCAAGAACCGCTCATTCAAGCGGGACAGCAAACGCAATCTGGTGTCAGAAACCAGCAAACGAGAACGGAAGAAATAATGCAAAGCGTTGACGATAAGGTGCTACTCGTCAAGACTACCGAACCCAAGACCATTACCGACAATATCAAGAAGAGCGCGGTATATAGGCAGGATGGGGATACGTATGAAGTAGCAGTGAAGTGGGGGCTTAAGGAAACTAAGGCGCTCATGAAGCTTGGCGTAGATAACCCGCCCTCTCCAATCCAGAAGCAGTATCAGTGGTCGGGCAAGCACAAGCCCTTCGACCACCAGAAAGAGACTGCCGCCTTCCTCACCCTCAACGACAAGGCGTTCTGTTTCAACGAGCAGGGTACAGGTAAGACCGCATCGGTTATCTGGGCTGCGGACTATCTGCTCAAGCTGGGCGAGATTAAGCGCATCCTCGTGCTGTGTCCGCTATCCATCATGAAGGCTGCATGGCAGCAGGACTTGTTCACCTTTGCGATGCACCGCTCTTGCTCCGTTGCGCATGGTACATCCAAGCAGCGTGAGAAGATCATCAAGGCTGGCAACGAGTTCGTCATCCTTAACTTCGATGGGCTGGCTGTTGTCGAGGATGTCATCATCAACGGTGGCTTCGACTTAATCGTGGTGGACGAGGCCAGCGCCTATAAGAACGCGCAGACCAATCGTTGGAAGGTGCTTAGCCGCATCGTCAACGCCACCACCCCACGCCTTTGGATGCTTACTGGTACGCCAGCAGCACAATCACCACTGGACGCCTACGGGCTGGCAAAGCTGGTCAACCCCGACAACTGCCCCAAATACTACGGCTCATTCCGCGACCAAGTCATGTACAAGGTGACGCAGTTCAAATGGGCAGCAAAGCCACAGGCAGAGGGCATCGTGCACAGGGTGTTGCAACCTGCCATCCGGTTCGAGAAGAAGGACTGTCTCGACCTACCTGATGTCACGCACATGGAGCGCGAAGCGCCGCTAACCAAGATGCAGATGTCCTACTACAAGCTGCTCAAGGACGAGATGCTCTTCGAGGCAGCGGGTGAGGAGGTCAGTGCGGTCAACGCCGCTACCAAGATTAACAAGCTACTGCAAATCAGCGGTGGTGCGGTCTATACGGACACTGGTGAGGTCATCGAGTTCGATGTCAGCAACCGCCTAACGGCTGTCTTGGAAGTTATCGAAGAAGCGAGCCATAAGGTGCTGGTCTTCGTGCCCTTCACGCACACCATCCAGCTACTGCGTGAGAGGTTGGAGAAGGAAGGCATCTCATGCGATGTCATCAACGGCAAGGTGTCAGTGAACCGGCGCAGCGAGATTGTGCAGGAGTTCCAGACCCGCAAAGACCCGCACGTGCTTATCATCCAGCCACAGGCTGCATCGCACGGGTTGACGCTCACGGCAGCTAACACTGTTATATGGTACGCCCCTGTGACGAGCGTGGAAACCTACCTACAGGCGAACGCCCGTATCAATAGGCCGGGGCAGAAGAACAACATGACCGTTGTCCATATTCGGGGTAGTGACGTAGAGGCTAAGCTATACCACATGCTGCAGCACAACATCACAAACCACGAAAAAATTATCGACCTTTATAGACAAATCGCCACAGATACCCCTTGACACTGTAAAATGTTAAGTTATTCTGGTGTGGTCTTAGGACGAAGGAGCAATCATGACCGAAACCGAATTACCCGTTAGTGATATGGTGGCAGTTTACCGGAAAATCCGGGCTGCTATCGACGAGAAGGAAGAGCAGCACAAAGAAGCGATAGCTGCCCTTAAGGACCAACTCGAAACAGTAAGCAACAAGCTGCTGGAAATCTGCAACGAGCAGAACGCCGACAGCATCAAGACCCCCAGCGGCACAATCAGTCGGCGTATTAACGCTCGGTACTGGACGAGTGACTGGGAAACGATGTATCGCTTCATCAAAGAAAACGATGTGCCGCAACTCTTGGAGCAGCGCATCCACAACGGCAACATGAAGCAGTTCCTGCAAGAGAACCCCGAAGCCTTTCCGGCTGGGTTGCAGTGTGACCGCAAATATGTTGTCCAAGTCCGTAAACCAACCACCAAGTAAGAGGAAACTATGAGCAATCTTTCTATTTTCAAAGAGTCCGGTGCAGTTTCAACCGCATCCAAGCGGGAGCTAACTGGCCTCGCCAAGACCCTTGCGGCCACCAACAACATGCGCCGCATCGCCACCAACACCAACGGCACGTTCAAGCGCATGATTAACGGTGAGCAGATTGGCAACGCCATCCGTGGCGAGTTCAACGCCATCATCGTTGACGCACTGCCTAAGGTTAGCCGCACGTTCTACGCTGGTAAGTATGACCCTAATGCGAAGGCTACGCTGCCTGACTGCTGGTCGAACCTCGGTGATAAGCCAGAAGCCTCTGCCTCCAACAAGCAGCACTCCAACTGCGCTGACTGCCCACAGAACGTAAAAGGTTCCGGTGACAACGGTGGTCGTGCATGCCGCTTCCAACGCCGCATCGCTATCTTGATTGCGAATGACCCAACTGGCGAAGTCTACCAGTTCAACGTGCCAGCCAAGTCGCTCTTCGGTAAAGGTAACGGCAACGTGCATCCGTTCGAGAGCTACGTGAAGTATCTTCTGGGTAACGGCGAAAGCCCTGACACGGTTGTGACCAACATCAGTTACGACTTGAATGCTGACAGCATGGAACTGCTGTTCACACCGCTGCGCGGCATCAGCGACGAAGAGTATGCACTGGTCGTTGCGGCACAGGCTGACCCCGAAACCAAGAAGTACGTGCAGCTTACTGTTGCTGCCACTGACGGTGCCAAGGCTGCGCCTAAGCAGGAAGAACCAAAGGCTGTAGCGGCCCCCGTTGTCACCCGCTCCGAAGAGCCAGATGATGAAGACGAAGCTCCCATCGAACCAGTGAAGCGCAGCGCCAAAGCAACTACGGTTGAAGAAGCCCCTGCCGCAACTGGCGACCTCGCGTCCATTGTGAGCGCTTGGGGCGATGGCGCAGAAGACGAGGACTAAGTATGTCGCAAGGCTACAGCCTTCGGCTACGCGATCTTAACCGAAGGGCACCCAACAAAGCGTTGGGTGTCCGCCTCGGGCGGGTGTGCATCAAGCATGACGTTCCGGTTACGGTAGTAGCGAAGATGATGGGCGTTACTCGTCAGACGGTATACAACTGGTTTGTGGGGGCATCTAACCCACAGCCAGCATTGGTTACGTTGGTTGAGTCTTACATAACCCAATTCGATTAAGGCATAAGCCTATTGGTATTAAAAGCATATGCGGAAGGTAGCTTTCGCTGACTGGCACACATGACACAATTTGACCTCTTGAATGCTGTGCAACCATCCTCCGGATGGTTTGCCGTGCTTGGTATCAAGGGAGTCGATAACACCAAACAATACCTCGTGGAGACCCGTGAGGAAGTAGACGAAATCGCCGCTTTAATGGTGCAACAGAAGCGGAATGTTTTCTTCGGTGTAGCGAAATACACTGATGGATCAGGCCGAAAAAAGAGCAACGTCAAAGCTATTAAGTCTTTCTGGCTGGACATCGACTGCGGACCCACCAAGGCAGTAGTAAACCCTAAAACCCAAAGGCCGGATGGTTATATCGACCAGCCCACGGGCCTCGCCGCGTTGCAGAAGTTCTGCAGCACTATCGGCCTACCTAAGCCCATCCTCGTTAATTCAGGGCGCGGGTTACACGTATACTGGCCGCTGACCGAAGAAGTGACTCGTGAGCAGTGGGAGCCTGTCGCTGCACGGCTGCGCGAACTCTGTGCAACCCACGACCTTTACGTCGATAACAACGTGTTCGAGGTGTCGCGGGTACTACGTATACCGGATACTTATAACTATAAAGACGATCCGGCTAGCCTAGTATCTATAATCCATGAGGGTAAGCCAACCCCGTTTGAGGTGTTCGTGACCCTACTAGGTGTCAAGATGCCTTCGACGGAGCCACTGCCAGCCAAGCGTCCGCTCACTGCCCTTGGCAAAGCGTTACAAGATAGCATCGGCAAAAGCTTCAAGCGCATCATGACGCGTAGTGCCAAGGGTGATGGATGTCAGCAGCTTCTTGACTGCTACCAGAACCAGACCACTATCTCGGAGCCTCGGTGGTTCGACGCCCTGTCAGTAGCGAAGTTTTGCGACGACGCAGACAAGTCCATCCACCTACTGTCGAACCAGCATCCTGATTACGACCCCGGGAAAACGGTGCAAAAGATTGCTCACATCGAGCAGCCACACAACTGCGTCACTTTTGAACGGAATAATCCCGGCGGCTGCACTGGGTGCCCACACTTCGGGAAGATTAAGAACCCGATAACTTTAGGCATGATAGTTCCTCGTGCTACAGTTGCAGACCGCACGATGGAGTTGCTCAACGAGCGCACAGGCGAAATGGAGGTGGTCACCATCCCAGAGTACCCCAAGCCGTTCTATCGCGGCAAGGAAGGCGGCATCTGGCGCGAACCCTTTAAGGATGAGGGTGACCCAGTCTTTGTATACCAACACGACCTCTATGTGGTGAAGCGCATGCACGACCCTGTGCAGCGCGATGTCGCCGTTGTCCGGCTGCACACCCCCAGTGATGGCGTGAAAGAGGTTATCATCCCTAACAACAAGGTCACAGACAAGGCAGAGCTACGCAAAATCCTATCAGGCGAAGGCGTGATGGTTGGTTCAAAGCGTTTCGACCTTATCTGTGAGTACCTAATCTCCGCAATCGACACATTTCAATATGGACCAAAGGCAGAACTTATGAGACTTCAATTCGGTTGGGCTGACAATGACAGCAAATTCATCATTGGTGATAAGGAAGTCACCGCAGAGGGCGTATTCTATAGCCCACCTTCATCAACCACGGAACAAATCGCCACGCACATGGGTGCTGTGGGTACGCTTGAGAAGTGGAAGGAAGTGTTTAACATCTACGGACGCGAAGGGCTTGAAGGTAATGCGTTTGCTGCGCTTACTGCCTTCGGTGCACCACTGCTGCGCTTCACTGGCCAGAGCGGTGCCATCATCAACGTCATCCACCAACACTCCGGCACGGGTAAGACTACCATCCTTCACATGTGCAACAGCGTCTGGGGCCACCCTAAGCACCTATGCACGACCCCGCAGGACACGGTAAACGCCAGCATCATGCGCCTCGGCGTGTACAACAACCTGCCCTACACGGTGGACGAAGTGACCAACATGGCCCCACTGGCTTTCTCCGACTTTGCTTACGCAATGGCGAACGGTAAGGGCAAGGAGCGCATGGAAGCCAGCGGCAACAAGCTGCGGGTGAACAACACACGGTGGCAGACAATCAGCCTTTGCTCCTCGAACGCATCCTTCTACGAAAAGCTGGTTAAGGCCAAGGCTACACCGGACGGTGAGGTGATGCGTATGTTGGAGTATAAGATTGACTACTCCGACGCCGTGGAGATGGATTACGCGAAGCAGATGTTCGACCACCAGTTGTTCGGCAACTACGGGCATGCGGGTGCGATTTACGCCACCTACCTGCTCAAAAAGAAGAAGGAAGTGCTTGATACAATCAAACACGTCCAAGCTAAGCTGGACCGCGAACTCAAGCTGACGCAGCGCGAACGCTTCTGGTCTGCTGTTATCTCCGCGAATATCACTGGTGGTTTGATTGCTAGGGAGCTTGGCCTCATCGACTGGGATATGAAGCGCATCTATAAGTGGGCCAGCCAGATGCTGCTGACCCTGCGCGAAGATGTGCAGCCGCCAGCTACCGACCTTGCGACCATCATCGGTGATTACCTGAACCGCCACATGCAGAACATATTGGTAGTGGAAGATAACGTAGATCGTCGCACTCAGCTTCCAATGCTGCCAAAGCTCGAGCCGAAAGGTGAGCTACTGGTACGCTACGAGCCAGATACTAACCGTATGTATATCGCTGCGAAGCACTTCAAGAGCGACTGCGTTGACTCCCAAATCAACTACAAGGAAACCCTAGACCAGCTTAAGAAGCAGGGTATCTACCTCAAACCAGAGGTGAAGCGGCTGTCGAAGGGCATGAAGGTTATCACGCCGGGGGTCTATTCGTTGGTGTTTGATACGTCCGTGGGAGGCTTCCTCAACTTGGATAGCATCGTGGGTGCCGACACTGCGGAGCAGACTGACGAGGCGGAGCAGACCGATGAGAGTGGGGGAGATTGACTACGACATTGACTGGCGTACCTTCAAGAAGGGTAGGTCAATGTTCTTCCCTTGCCTCGACATCGTGGAGGCCAAGCGGAGCATAACGGACGTCTGCGGGCGTCTGCGGATAAAGATTTTGATGAAAGTCGTGATTTACGACGGGATTAGGGGTTTACGTATCTGGCGTCAGTGAGTATTACCCCGTGTCAGGAAGTTTGCTCCTTCCACGGTACCCTCCAGTACCATTAGCCCCCCAGTTTGCACCAACTGGGGGGTTTTTTATTGCCCCTGCGCCAGCATGTCTTGAGCCAACGTACGGTACTGCTTGTCCGTCTGGATACCGCCAAGCTGCTTAGCCGCTTCACGATCCTCGGCACGGGACATAACCGACTCCCGCATCTGCGGGGCAGTAATTGGGCTAATGAGACCATAATCCATGTTGTACTCATCTAGCTGCTCAGTGGCTTTCTTAAGGGCAGTTAGGTTCTCTGCGGTCGGCTTTGACAGATATTTGAGGTACGCATCCCCGTATCCGCGCTGGACCTTGGACCTAACATCCTTGACCTTATCGACAGCGCGGGAGAATAGGATGTTGCGCTTCTGCGCTTCTCCGACCTCGGTTGACCCAAAACCTAAGTTTTGAAAGAAAAGCTTACCTGTAGTGTAGAATTCATCAGGCTTAAGCTCTACGCCCTTAGGAGTAACGTATCCTTCTTCCTGAAGCCGACGGGCGATAAGTGGTTGGCGCAGGAAGTTGTAGGGCATGAGCTTTTCAGCCGCACGTTGACCGTCACCCTTAAGCATGAAGTCGATGCCCTGCGAGACCTGCTTAACCATGCTGCCAGACGCACCCATACCGGTGCTCATAAGTAGGTTCTGCACAGCGTCAGCTACGTTGTCAGCGGGTTGCTCATCACGGAAGAACATGTCGTTAAGCGACAAGGACGAGTTAAAATTGATGTCAGTGTATGCCGAGATAGGCCCCATTTCGACAGCACGTTGCGCATCACCGCCACCCATCATTTTAGGCAGAAACCACTGACGGAACCAAAGGTCCATGCTGGCGTAGGCAAGTGGGTTACCGGACTCCGCATTATACAGGCGGGGGTCTTCATCTTCGTCTTCGAGCAGTGGGCGAAACAGTTCGCGGGCCACATCAGCCAGCCCCATGAACATGGTGTATAGCGGCATACCGGTGACACCAGCCCACATGAAAGTGCTAGCCAGAGAACCAAAGAACATGATCGACGCATCGCGGCGTTCCTGTAGCGATGATTTAAGGCTAACGGCGTTGTAGAAATTCCTGATGAGCAATGAAGACATGTTCATCGTGAACGTGGCAAACTGGAAAACAATCCGACCTATAGGGCCACGCGCCACCATAGGCTTGGCGTCCATGTTGTAATCGAACAACGACTCAAGGGTAAGCTCAGCAGCTTTCTGCTCTGCGCGTTTCAGAGCATCCGCTTCGCTGACGCCTTCCTTGCGTAGCTTCTTATACTCAAGCTCAGCGGCTGACATATACATCACTTCACGCGAAATACGCTCAGTATGGAAGCCCGCACCCGTCATGAAGTTGTGCACGAAGTTAAGGGTCTGGCGGCTCTTTTCGAGGACTACGTTGTCAAAGCCCCCAACATCTAGCTGTCGGTCACCCGTAATATCACCAGTAAAGTTGTTCGAAAACAGCCCACGGTCATTACCACCGTTCCACAGAGATTTAAGCACCCGCTGCATTTCGGGGTCAGGGTTGTCGTTAATGTAACCACCATCGTTCATAGACGGCTGACCCCATTTGGTGATGACGTTGCCATCCTCATCAAGCTTCGATGTGCCCAACAGCTTATAGAAGCGGGTCATATTGCGGAAGGCTAGCGCAGGGGCACGCCACCCGTAGTCGCGGATAAGCGCCGACATACCAACAGTCGATAGCTGCAGGGGTTGGATGATAGCCGTTTTAAGGCTGGTCATCATGTACAGGAACGTGCCTCGATTTAGCGTATTGGCAATAAACTCCATCCAAGGGTCGCCTTGAGTGGGTGCTAGCTGGCGACCAGCAAACTCAGCAAACTGATCGACATAAGGTTTCAGCTTATCCTGCTCAGGGTCGTTCTGGATAAGAGCGTATGCCATAGCCAGATTATTACGGATAGCATCCCCATGCTCCAACCGTGCAAGGCTGCTGGCCGCTGCATTTTGAGTGGTGACAAAAGTACGTAGGGTATTGGATGTAAAACCTGAAACGCCACCGCGCCGCTGCATAGCAGCAGCTTGTGCGGGCTTCGGCATCGTCTGAAGATACATCTGGGTAAGCTGCTCTTTGACAGCCTTAAGGTCCCCAATGTTCCCAGCATCCAACTCGTTGAGTATCCCCTGCAACATGTTCGTGGGATCGTTCTCTACGACATCGGTTTGTAGTTCGTTTGCGTTGTCGCCGGAACTAAGTTCGCCTGAGTAAATTATATCATCGTACGAGCGCGTTTCGCCGTTTTCGACCATCTCATCGTAGCGTTCGCGCATAGCAAGGTCGCGCTCAACCTGACTGGCAAACTGTTGGTATTCGCGGTTCTTACCTTCACCAACCCGCATCCAAAAGTCGCCTTCGTCACGACCAAGAGGGAAGTACAGGCCAATCTTTTCCGCTTCTGCAAACTGCGCTTTGATTTGTTTAACAGCAGCGGCTTTACGGGTAGGAGACAGCGCGGAGTTATTGATGCGGTTTACTATCGAAGCAAGTTTGCGGTCGAAGGTTTCCCGATAGGCGTTAGCGGCCATATCAAAGATTTTGCGCCCTTCACTGCCGCCATTCTCTTTCAGAGCAAGGGCATCCCAGCGTTTGTAAACCGCTTCGGCCAGTTCGGTACGAGCCTTAATCCGGTTGTCCTTAGCACGCTGCCCTAGCTTAGGGTCTGCGATGATTGCCTTAATCTTTTCGTCCTGCGCGACGAAGTCCCGGACATTGGCTGCACGACGTGGGTCGATGTCATACAGGGTGCCGAGGTTCATCACATCAGATAAAAGCTGAGAACCTTCCTTGAAACGTCCGTTGAACTTGTTCCAGCGATATGCTTGCTCGCTCACTTTTGCCCGCATCGCCGCACTGGTGTTGTTCATCTGGGACATAGCCAGCGCTACCTTGTCGAGACGCATCCCGAGAGCTTTTGACTGACGCTTTGCCAACCTACCCACATCTGCGGGGGTAAGGAACTGCAACATAAACCGGCCACGCTTAGTGGTGATAACGCCCGGAATGATGTTCATGAGGTGACGCAGGCGACGCCCACTGCGCTGCAACCGCATAATGGTCGAGGTTGCTTGGTTCATATTGCCGGGGTTACGCGAACGAGCGAGCATTTGTTCTGCCCGCTGCAATTCCTTGCTAGGTCCAGTCTTCTTCTTGCGAGCGTAGCGTTGGCCGGTTTCACCTTCTTGCGTACCGCCAATAGCCATATCGTGCGCACGTGAGAGGATAGCTTCGACCTCGGCATCGCTGAAGTTCGTCTTAATACCAATGCGGCGACCAACATCCTTGATGACCCCTGCAATCTTGGCCAGCAGGCTGGCTTCAATTTTACCGGCTTCTGACCGCTGCGCGAGGATTTCCTCTACTGCACGGGCAAGTGGGTCTGGGTCGTTAGGGTATGCGTCAGGGTTTTCCGCAATGAACGCATCGGTATCGTCACGCAGCTTCTTATTACCCCGATACATTTCCTTGAGACGAGTATCGAGACGGCTACGGAACAACCGCGCCAAGCCAATGTGCCCTAAGACTTCATGGTACAAGGTAGCCACCGCATCAGCAGCATCGGCAAATTGGTCGGCAATAAGATGCACCTGCCCGTCAAGGGTAGTGATACCGGCTGCGTCCGTCGCGCCATCTGCAAATGCCTGCTCTTGGGCTTCTAATGGCAAGTCAGCAAATGTCTGCACCACATTTGGAGTGGCACCAATACCCTTAGCGGCTGCACCAACAGCGGTCTGTGCGTCGGCAAGAGAGATACCCGTGCCTTCGGTACCGGGGCGGTAGCGTTGGTTAAACTTGTCCTCAGCTTCACTAAGCTGCTGCTCGCCGTACCGATCTTTATTTTGTTGGAGCGTTTGCGCTATTTTTTCGACAGGCACGCGACGGGTAGCTAGCGCAACCTTAAGTAGTTTGTACGCTTTTTCGTCGATCTCTTCGTCGATAAGCGCCGTCTCAACCTCGTCCAGCATAGCATCGTAAGGGTCAACTTCAGACGCGACCTCAGGCGCAGCCTCTTCGGCTGCTACTTCAGGTGCGACTTCTCCGGCTACTGGCTCAGCCGTGCGTTGGGTTTCGTATTCCATGCCAGCCTTATAGGCATCCAGAGCTTGCTGCCCCTGCGCGTCAAGGATTTGCTGGTCGGTCAGTGGTTCGGCACCACGTTGTATATCGCGGACACCTTCGTTAAACATAGCCGAGTCGGCAGTTTGGTTTGCTGCTTCCTGTTGAGGGCTAGGTTGTGGTTCAAACACAGCTTCAGGTGCAACCTCTTCGGCTGCTGGCTCGGTGACAGCGGCTTCTTCTACCGTTACCGCAGGAGCGGGAGGGGCTTCGGCAATACCAACATCACGCGCTGCTGTCTCAGCAAGCGAAGGAATAACGCTACCGGTAGGCGCAGCAGCCTGCTCGATAGCCTGCGTAACAGGAGCCACCGCAACTTCATCAATCGAAGGCGGCGCGGGAGCTTCTACCTCAACCTGCGGAGCAATAGCTGCAAGCTGGGTTTTGTTAAGGACTGCTTTGATAGCCGTAGTAGCGTCAGGTTGACGACCGTTTGCAAGTTGGTTCGCTGCTGCGCTTAGCTTTGTATCCGCGATGCCAAGACCCTTAAGGATAGGATCGCTGGCAATCGTGTCCGCCACAAGCTGTTTTGCAACCGTAGTCCGCTGCTTAAGCGGAACCGACATATCAATAATAGGCGCAACAGTGGGGGCAATAGCCGCAGCGGGGGTAGTAGCCGCAGCCCGTTGGGTGCTTTCGATCACACTGCCGATAGCGTCAATAGGTGCAATCCCGGGCGACGAGACAACAAGCTCCGCCACAGCATTGCGGATTTCCGGTGTTAGCTCGGTGATCCCATACTCAGTCTCGATGTCATCCGCATACTCTGCGAATTCGGCGTCGATAGCTGGTAGAACCGCTGCTACTTTCTCGGGAGTAACAGCCTGCAATGCTGTAGGTGCTGTAGTAGTACCAGCAACATTAGCCCCCGGGGCGTTAACATCAGCCACACGAACTGTGGGTGCAGTCGCTGGCGCACCACCCGAAGGAGTTATTACTCCAAGCTCATCACCGGAAACACCGATAATGCTAGGTAGAGCGCGGCTGGCTTGGATTAGCGCCTGATCTTCAGGCATACCTTCGGCTACGTACTTAGCCACAAGTGCACTATAAGTAGCGCCGATTGACTCTTCGTCGAGTTCGATGCCCGCAGCTTTCGCCTGCCGTGCAAGTTCCCGTTCGGCTCCCTTTTGCACTCGGTTACGCACCGCAGTTGCACCAGCCCCTGCGGCAGTATTAATACCTGCACCCGCAACACCGCCGATACCTTCAGCAATAGCAGAGTCGAATACCCGTAGGAGGTTATCTTTGGAAAGCACATCACCTGTCTGCTCACCAATGTTGCGTTCACCCGCAATGGCAACAGCTTCCTGTGCGCCGCCAGTAAGGACTTCTTCACCAACTTCTCTGGGCGCACGACGAATACCGGCCTTAACCGCTTCCTTTACGGTCTTAGAAGTAACTTCTTGACCAAGCTCCTTAGCCAAGCTCTTTTTAAGGATGCTGCCAGTAGGACCGGCGAGATCAAGCGCACCGGAAGCGATGGCGACCATAGCTGTCGTGTCTTGGGTTTTCTTTAGGTAGTTCGCAATCGCATCGGCTTGCTCTTCAGGCGGCAGGCTTTTTACCTGCTCTTGAATAAAGCGAACACGATCCTCCGTGCCCGCAGCATAACCCATCGAACTACTGACCGCAGCAGTAGCAAGAGGTGATTTTGTGACCGCTGCTGTACCCATGACAGCAGCAAGCTGCGGGAGTAACCCGCCAACAGTCCCACCTAGATAATCACGGAGGTCTGCAAGGCTCTCAACATCCGAAGCGCTTCCAACACGCGCTTGGTAAGGAGCCATTTTAACGTCTTCTGCGGCCTGCCGAGCAACACCTGCTTTTACTTCTCCCCTCGCTTGTTTTTGAAGCCCTGCGAAACGCTCACGCATAGCTTGACGTTCTTTTGGAGACGCCTTTGCATACGCATTTGCTGCACGTTCAGGTCCAGTACCAACAACCCGTGGGTCGCTCGCAGCCCCCTCACTAATCGCGGCAGCGGCGGCGGGAGATATAAACTCCTTGGCTTTGTACTTACCGGCATCAACCTGATCGAACAGGCCGAGCGTTTCTTTCCATTCCGTTGCGCCAGCCGCAGATAATTGCTCACCAAAAGCCGCAGGGACATTGGTGAGCCGATTAAACCCAGTCCGCAGCCCTTTACCAAGCTCGGAGAAGAAGCCGCCTTCATCCTGACTGCCGTCTTTAACCGGAGTAGGTTGAGTAGCAGTAGGTTGAGCGGTAGGCGCAGGTTGCCCAGCAGGTGCGGGTTTAGCGGCCTCAGGATGCGCTTTAAGGATAACCGCTCTGACCTGCTCCGGGGTCGCGTTGGGAGGCCCCTCAGTCTGGTAGGTTACACCGTTGGGGGCAGTAATCCTGTAAAGTGTCATCAGATACCCCTAAACGGTGTTATTTATCGGACCACGGTACATTGACTGCGGTCCCACCGCTACCCATAACTTCACCAACCTTGTCGTTAATGAACTTCGTTTTGTCCGGAGCGTTCGTGTAGTCAAGCACGAACGCGCCACCCGGCCCAATGTTTTCAAAAACGTATTTACGAGCAAGACCCTGCTGCTGTGCAAGTTCACGCTCGTAGCCATACCTCGCTGCACCGAGAGTACCCTGTAAGCCCAACTGTGCACCGTATGCTGAGGACCCAGCCGTGAGCTTGCCGATATACCGGCGAGTAGCATCATCCATCTGCGCCCAACGCTCCTTGAAGGAGTTGTCCTGTAGAGCTTGATAAAGCGAACCAAATTTGGTCTGCATCTCCAAAGCGATGTTTGCAGCTTCCTTGGCTTCCTTATTAGTAAGACCTTCCTGCTCTTGCAGGTTCTTGAGCAACTGCCGCTGGTCAGCTTTCCGTTCCTTGGCCGAAGCCGCGATACCCGGAAGAGCTTCGCCAATACCCGCACTGGCAGCTTGAAGTATGGACCCCGGTGTCGTCGCCATCTTTGCGCCGATCTGGCCAAGGGCCATCCACATGTCTTGCTTCTTGGCTTTCTTGATGCTCTCGGGAGTAAGCTCTTCTTCCATGGACGCAATCAGACGGTCCTGCTGCTTTCTCTCCGGAGTATACATATCCTGATAATTGGTAAGGTTGGTCATCATGTCGCTGCTCATGCCAGCGATACTCGCAGGCATATCAAACGCAACCCCTCCACCAAGAGACTTAGGTGGGGCAGTTTTCTGCGGCGCAGTAACTAAGATATCGTTCCCATCAACCACGCCGTCGCCGTTGATGTCACCGGGAATTTTCTCCTCGGGGTTTGCAAGAAGGGCTGCAACACCCTTAGCTTGGACCTTATCGCCCGTCCGAAACGCAACCATCCCACCGCCAGCATAGCCGTCGCCATAGCCACCGTTGCTGGGTTCGTCGAACATACCGTCAGGAAGTGGCATATCGGAAAGACCACCACCTGAAGCGTAGGGAGGAACCATACCGCCTTCAGCCATCATCGGCATTCCACCCTGCGGAGGCATTCCTTGTGGCGGAGCCGCACCCATAGGCGGCATAGCATTCATAGGTGGCATGGCAGCGGCTTGTGGCGTAGCACCAAGACCTGCAGGGGGAGCCGCAGGCATAGGAGGAGCGAACGTCTGTTGCGCTACGCTCTGTTGGGGAGCGGCTTCCTGCTGCGCAGCGGAGCGCATGCGGTCGATAAACATACCCGCCATCGTGCCAGCCGTAGGGTCAATAATACCCATCTGCATGGCTTCAGCAATCTTCTGTTTGTTGCCGCCGTAGTCCTTGGCAATCTGCTCAGGGGATTGGAGGTTGTAGGGTTTGTTTTCCATCGTTATGCCCCCGCAAAAGTCTTATAGATGCTGGCCGCGCCGAGACCCGTGCCAAGGAGTTGCTGCCCAATACCCGGCTGTTGACCGTAGGTCGAGGTCGTAGAAGACGGCGTCACAGGCACACCGCGAAGCAGGCTGCTGTATTGCTGAAGCTGCTCCATCGGATAGTCACGCTGACGCATAAAGTCTTGGTAGGCCATATCCAGTCGTTGCTGCTGCATCGCCTGCTGCTGAGCCGCTGTGGAAGTCTGCAATCCGAACCGTGCTTGGTCAGCCTGCGATTGCGCACTGCCGATATTAGCGAGTGTCTGGCCCATCTGACCAGCTTGTGCCAATCCTGCAAGCCCCTGCTGCGAACCAAACTGACGCGACTGCTCTGCCATACGCTGCCTGTCGAGGTCAGCCTGCTGGTTAGATTGTAATGCCGCGAGACCAGTTTGTTGGTTAGCTAGTGCCGCACGTAGTGCGTTCTCAGCATTCATACCCTGAGCTTGGAACTGAAGTGCTTGGTTGTTGACCCGCGCCTGCTGTTCGTTCGACAAGTTAGCCAATGCAAACTGTGTGCCGGTCTGGGTGCCAAGCTGCTGCACACCGAGTGCCGCTTGCTGGTTCTGCTGAGCCGTGGTCATACGCGCTGCGCGGTCACGTTCAAACTGCTGCTGCGCACTCTCATACGCCGCCTGCAGTCCACGCGACTGGATATCACCTAACTGCGTACCTAGATTGCGTTCACGTTCCATAGAAGCAAGAAGCTGGCGGCTACCGCCATAGGTACCTTGACGAGAG